CTCTCATTGACAACGACATGTTGGGGGCCGCCATGAGTGATGTGAGGCGAATGTACGGGAAGATGGAAGGCGACAAGCGCCCCACCACAATGAAAGAAGCGGTGGAAGGTATTGAAATGGATCCCTATGCGCCGCCAATCAAGAGATCGACGAGCAGCGGCCACCCTTACAAGTACCATCACAAGGACATGAGCAAGAGGGCGATTATCGACGACAATTATCGGTTGGATCCGAAATTCTCTAAAGAACTCCGTGAGCAGGACGAAGGACTACAGAGGGGAGAGAGAATTCCCTGTGTGTTCATTGACACCCTCAAAGATGAGAGGCGCCCTGTGGCGAAAGTGGATGCGATGAAGACAAGAGTGTTTGCGGCGGGGCCTGCAAATTTCACGGGCCTGTTCCGCAGGTTTTTCTTGACTTTCCTCGCAGCTTGCGCACATTTTCGTATTGAAAACGAAAGTGCTGTCGGAACCAATGTTTATTCACCTGACTGGGGACTGATTGCGCGCAAACTGAAGAGAAAAGGACGCACCGTGGTCGCCGGGGACTTTTCCAACTTCGATGGAAGTTTGAACCCGCAGATTCTATGGAGTGTTTTTGACGTGATTGACGGCTGGTATGGACCGAACAATTCATTGGAAAGGCGAACGCTTTGGAGAGAGATTGTGTTTTCCATTCATTCTTGTCGGGGAACCCTCTATCATTGGACCCATTCACAACCATCAGGATGTCCAGCGACTGCAATGGTAAACACCATTTACAATTCCATTGCTGTGAGACTCGTCTGGCTCTTAGTGGTGCCGAAACCGTGGAAGAACATGAGATCGTTCAATGAGCACGTGAGCATGGTGGCTTACGGTGACGACAACGTGATAAACATCAGTGATGGGGCATCTAGCGTTTTTAACCAACTTACAATCACAGAGGGTTTCGCACAGATCGGAATGACCTACACAGATGAAGCAAAGACGGGAGAAATCAAACTTGGAAGAACGTTGGAAGAAGTCTCGTTTTTGAAGCGTGAATTCGTTTTGGACGGATTTCACTGGAAAGCACCACTTGACATCAACACCATCGATGAGATCCCGAAATGGATTCGTAGCTCTCCGTCTGATGAACAGGCAACAGCGGACAATATTGAAAGTGCACAGGTGGAATGGGCTCTCCATGGTAAAGCAGTTTTTGAACAACGGAAGAAGATGATGGACGAAGCGTGTCAAAAAGCTGGTATCAACAACCCGATGATGACATTCTGGGAGGTTGAGGAAAGCTTGCTTCACCAAGCTGGTCTTGTGACGGCCAAAACAGAGGTCCTCGAAGCACAAATTGGGCTTGAACCAGTCGTTGTCGCAGCCCATTTTCTGGAGGGAGGACCAATTGGAATGTGCCGTGATTATCTGGTCATGTCCTACTTGCGAAACAACAAAGCAGCGAGGCGAGGATTCGCGTTGACACGAGCCCTGATGATGATTTTGTTCCTTGGACATTACTATCAAAACACATACACGCCATTGTCTCCGTGGATGATGTACGAGGGAGCAAACTTGAGACAACCCGACCGTGCAGGGGTTTTGGACAAATGGAGGAAGGTCCAATACAGCAGAGCCCGATCTCGGTTGGAAGAGTGGAGGAGAAATCCTATTGCGAAATGTGTGCCACTTGAAATCCAGGCTATTTCGCCCTCCGTTTTTGGGGAGCAGTCTAACTCAACTGCCCTGGTTTACCGAAACCCAAGAGTTGCTATGTCACTACAAAAAGATATGATTGAACAACAACAGATTACGACCTTTCGAGAAGAACTGCCCGATTCAACTGCGCGAGTGGTAGCAAAAGATCCATCGAGCCTGGTGGGTCTACCATCCGAATCACTTGCCCATTCGTTGGTTTCCATTCTTGGCCGACCAGTTCAAGTGCACGAAGGCATCTTCCAAGACACGAGCATTACACCGACGGAGTTGGAATTCCCAGAAGTCATGTACGCAACCGCTCCCAACCTGGTTGACAAGCTGAACTACTTCACCTTTCTGAGAGCCAAATTGAACGTGAGGTTAGTGTTCAACGCTACGCCATTCCAGCAAGGAAGATACTGGATGTG